AAAGATGAGGCCGGTTGGGGCAGTCATGGGTTGAACGCCGCAGATGTCGTATGCCATGAGATTTGGCATGGAACGACGAACGAGGCTGATTAGAACGGGGTCATAACCAGAGACGGCACCAGTGTTATAACCAGCGGAGGTGGCGGGACCACCGAGGTTACCGGAGCCCATATCCTCAGCGAGGTGTTGGCTACGAATGGCTTGTTCTTGGTTCTCAAGAAGGACGGCAGTGACCTTCTTACGGTAATCATCACCGATTGGAGATAGTGCATCGTGATTGAGCACTGGATTCCATTTCTCGGTTAGGATGTCATATGGGGTATTGTCTTGAAATTGCATTTTAGTAAATTCTCCTGTGAGTTAAAATTATTTAGTAATTAGTAAAGTTATAGTTTCTTATTTAATCTACCCATTACATTCGCATAGTTTTCTACGAGTGTTGTTGGAGCAGAAACAGTCTTTGAGAAGGTCATATCCTCATCAACTGCTCTTGAGGGTGCAGAAACTCTATTACCCTGCAAATAGTTTTCCTTGATGGCTACCAACTTGTTACGATACTCTTCGGGAGAGTTGAAGTTGATATTTTCCATCAAATTTTGTAGTTTGTTGACTTGAGTGTCGGCAAGATTCTTGGTCTCGGCAACAAAGATTCCAGCACACTCGGTTAGTGCGATCTCTTTTCTGAGATCGATGCTGGACTTCATGGACTCATTGAGAGCTTCTTGAAGCTTTCTATTTTGCTCATAGAGTTCGTCAAGAACATTGTACTTCTCGTTTGGAACGTCGATGTAGTGATTCTCAAAGAGATTCTTGAGGCCACTGATGAAGTTCTCGGCAATGGTGGTCTTGATACCTTGTTCGACGGCAACAGTGTTCTCTGTCATCCACTCTTCAACAACGTACTCAAGATAGTCATCAACCTTCTCAACCAATGAATTGGTTACATTGGAGAGATAGTCTTTGGCATTCTCATCAAGTTCAACAAGAACCTTCGCAACTTCTGATTCAACTCTGTCAGAGACAGCAGCCTCAAAGATTGCTTCAAGTTGTTCTAGAGAAGACTTATTGACATTACCTTCACCAAGAAGAGAAATGATGGCATCACGGAATTGTGCCTTTAGTTCTTCATTGGTCTCAACAGGCATTTCTTCTTCTTCTTCTTCGCCTTCTTGAGCATCGGTATGGATAGCGGTATCTTCGGTATCATCATCTTCATTTGCATCATGGTATGCAGCAGTAGCATGCTTACCGGGAGCAGCAGTTCTCATGGCTGCGGGTACACCAGGTTGACCAGCAGATACTGCAGTTGCGGAAACTCCAGTTGTGTCAACTGGAGCGGGAACCATGGATCCACGGCCACTCATGTCCATGTCAGACTTGCCAGTCATGTCCATAGCGGTCTTTACTCCACCCATTACTTGGGCAGCGGCTTCAGATAAATTTAGTTTTTTGTTCTTTTTCATTTCAATTAATCCTTAAGGTTAAATTATTTAGTATATTTTAATTTTTAATATCCTCTGAAACCAGAGGGGTGTCCCATTGAACTTGCTGCACCAGCAGACTGAACTGCACCAAGTTCTCTTGTACGTCTCAAAACTTCCTTACCACCCAACATTTCAACACCAAGTTGGAGTCCTAATAATGGATTAAATGGATCCAAGGCTCCTAAATTTTTGGTTGCTTTCATTACTTTAGCTGCCAAAGGACTCGCCTTTGCAATACCTTCGGCTCCAGTCATATTTTCTATACGACCTATAACATCTCCACCCATTTGGGCAAATTGTTTGGCAAATTCACCTTCTGGACCTGTTAAATTGCTAATTTGATCTTTTAATGAACTATTTGATGCTTCTTTTCTATTTTTTTCTTCTTCTTTTTTATTTTTACTCTTGCCGGGTTGACTGTCCGTAGGTGCTGTTTCTTCCGCACCTGAAGGCGATCCACTGCTACTTGTTTCACCGGGAGCCAATACTGGTTTTCCTTTTTCACCGACAGAAGTACCAAATAAACTTGCTGATAAAGCTAATTTTAATGCAGCAGGCATCATTTGATTTGCAAATTCTATTGCACTTTGTGCTTGAGACAGACTAGTTAAATAATCTAGACCACCTTGAGTACTATATTTTGTTTTACCTTTTTTTGATTTTCCTACAACAACTCCAGGAACTGCGGAGCCTCCAAACATAATTTGCCCGCGCAATTTATCACCATCTTCTTTTTTATTTTTCTTTATAAATTGCCCAGGTTTTACTTTATCACCACAACCTAAACCTTTGCCACCCGCACCACCACTAAATTTAAAAGAAGATTTCTCTTTAACGCCAGGAGCCACAAAAGTAACACCAGTCATAGATTCTTCATTTAATTGAAGAACGTATTTAATGTAATCTTTGGAACCTTCGGTGATGCAGTCAAATGACATTACATGCTCCTAAAGTAGTCGTTAAATAGTTTAACAATATTTTCGTTTAAGTCTCTCTTGGAAGAACCCTTGATAATTCTTTTAGCATTATTGAATTCTTTTTCAGACCATGATCCGTTTTCAAGAATCCATTCTTTGCCTTCCATGATTCCATTGACAAAAGCATTTGGAGCTGATGGATCGGCTACGATATCAACTGCCGCAAGCATGAAATCTTCTTGAACTTCTTGATAACCATTCTTAGTCTTTAAAGAACCCATACCACGGGTAGATACACCTAATTGTGCACCTTCTTCAATTAGGTTCTTTACAATACGGCCCATCGGGGTATCCATGATCTTGGCCTTACCGTAAATGGTATTACCATCTTCATGAAGTTCCTTGACGATGTGCGAAACACGGTCAAGATTGACAGTTGGACCAGTTGGATGGTTTAGTTCACCTAGAGCACGGCCTTTGTCAACATACTCGGTGATATATCTCTTGCATTCCTTGATAAGAATGCCTTGGGGATATACTCTACCATTGCGGTTCTTTACGCTGGCTTGCATAAAGACGCCTTCAATGAAATAACTCTTGTCACCGTTGCCGGTGTTCTCTTTGATGTACTTAATATCTTCGTTGATTTCAGTTATTAGTTTCATTGGTGGGCTTTATAATGGTTTTTGCGACTGTTTCGTACATTGATTCAATCTTTTTGCCAGTCTTCTCATAGAGAAGCTTTGAGGTATTCTCTTTGAAAGCAACTACGTTCTCGTCAATCATGTTTTTGATTAGTTCATTTACTTTGGGGTTCATTTTTGTAATACCTTTACTTTCTGGCAAAATTCAAGATGTTGATCTAGATTGGCTTTGCTTTCAAAAATAGATTCAACCATTAGAGTTCTATTTTTTGGGCTAAGTTGATCAAATAGTATCTTGATATCTTTAAGTTCTTTCTCTGTTATATTTATAACACTTTCATTTTTTAATTTAATTTTTGATGGATTTGAAGGATCATATGATTCTAAAAACTCAACAAAATTTTTAATTTCTTCTGATTTGGGAGTAAATTTAAATGAAGGCTCAAATAACTTCTTCTGGGTATGAATTTTTAAATATTCAATATTTTCATTGAGTTTTGTGCTTAAAGCACTTCTCAAGGATTTCTTGAATTCCTCATCATTATTTTGAATTAGACTTTCAAAACTCTTTTTTAGAAGTGTAGTGCTAGTTTCACTCATTGTGGTGGCTGTCCTTCGGCAGCAGCCTGTTGTTGAGCCATCTGTGCCATTTGTTCGGCTTGGATTCTCTGCCTATCAACTGCTATTTCTTTATCCATCTCTTGCATTTCTTCTTCAGTCTGTTTCAAAATGTTTTTACGAATATATTGTGAAGAGAAATACTTTCCAACATATGGATCAACAAACTGAATCATCTTTAGACGTTCTGCCAAAATTTCTGCTTCCTTGAGATCCCAGAAATAATTGTCGGTATTGAATACTACTTTGATTTCTGGGCGAAGTTCGTGCCAGTCATCTTCAGTCATTATACCTTTTAGGATCAATTGAACTCGCAATAGATCCAAGAACAACTTGCTGAATTGATGGCGAAGTCTTTCAATAAATTTATAGAACTTGACTTCTTCTCTGGTAATTTCTACGGAACGGCCCATATTAAATCCAGTTTGATCTGACATCAAACGACTAAGAGGAACATTCAATGAAGCATACAACTTCTTCTTAAAGTATTCTACGTCTTCAATTTGAGACATGGCGTTACCACCGGGAAGAGTGGTAATTTGTGTGCCATTAGAACCTTCACGGCGAGGAATCCAGTAATCTTCCAATACGGAAAGATGGTTTCTTTCGTCGCGCACTTCGCCAGTAGTCTGATTGTAGATCAGGCGTGTGCGGAAACGGCTCATCATGTCACGAACGTACTGCTCGGCCTTTTGCTTAGGAAGCTGTCCTACGTCAACGTAGAAGACTCTTCGTTCAGGTGCACGGGCAACACGGTAAACTAGAAGAGAATCTTCTAGTTGTCTCAACATGTTCAATGGTCTGATTGCTTTGTGCAGATAGCCAAGAACTCTCTTTGTATTGAGGTCAACAACGCCAGATGGAACATAAACTACGCTATCTGTAGATAGATGCAGTCCACCCGGTCCAGTCAACATATATGTTTCTTTGTCGGTATTAGTATAAAGATAATACTCTTCAATCTTTTTGATTACACCAACTTGAGTATTTCCGACTCGTTCTTGTTGTTTTTCAACTTTACGAATCTTTTTTATCTTTAGAGGATCAAGAGGAATAATTTCCTCAATTCCATTCATTGGTTGATCTTTATCAATGGCAATATTATAAAATATACGAGAATCGATATACCATCTTCTAAAAATTTCATATGACTTTCCATTGAAATCCATTAGATGGATGATTCTTTCAAATTCTTTGTAAATCTTTAATTTAATTGGCTCGGCAATTGGAAGACTGACAAGATCTAGTTTTACTGGTTTGCGGTCTGTGCCGGGTACAATTGATGCATTGACAATTTCATCAATAGCATTGTCTATCTCAGGATAGATAGACATATTGCGATATTGAATGATAGATGCACCTTCATCACGAAGGTTGGCAGCATAGTCCAAAGCAGTTCCAAAAAATCCACCAGCCTCAACGGTAACAGTTCCATCAAAGATTTCGGGAGCAGCAATATTTTGTGCTACAATCTCGCTTCTTTTCTGTGGTTCGTCCTTTGTTCTACCAAACTGGAATCCAAAAATATCTATTTCCATCAATAATTCCTTTTTATAAACCGTCTCTCTGTGTTATGCCATCAATTGAAATTGTATCATAAACAAACACTACGTTAAAAGTATTTAACACATTTGGACGAGCCATGCTGAAAGACATCTCATTTATTGTTCTGGGCCACAATCCATTTAAACGGAAACGCTTTAGAACATTTTCATTCAATCCAAGATGTTCAACATACCAGTTAACTTTATAGTTTGGGGTAACCGAATATCTTGTTGTATTGTTAACGTGATTGTTTATATAATTGTGCCACTGATGAAATTTTTTCCATAGATCACCACTATCCGTGTCGTCAACAATGGACACAGACCATGTAGAATAAAGTTTTTCACCGGGATAGTTTAATTTTCTACCAAAATAGTCGTATGAAACTGTGCTTGTCTGCAGGGTAGGTATCAGGGTTGATCTAATATGAAATGGAATTGCAGTTCCGGCATTATTAGAATTACCTGCAGTAGAAGCAGTACCAGCCCCAGAAGGAAAACTTCCTGTCACCAAAAATCTATTTTGGCGGGTACCACCTTTAAAGTTATCTTTAAATGAATTTAGTGATGCCATGGTTAGATTCCAGTAAGTATGTCTATAAAATCAAATGTTAAAGTTACGTCAAAGGTGACAAATTCAGATGAACCCAAATCGAAATTAATTCCACCTACTTCGCTTGGCCAACATCTATTTAATTTAATTTTTCTTAATACTTCACCATTTGGTCTCAATTGTTCTATAAAAAAAGTAGTTTGTAAATTGGAATAAGAATAATTATTACCTTCTACTTTATGTGTAAGATGACCATCCAATTTTTCTTTCCAGCTATTAAAGGCTCTCCATAAAGCACTGTCATTATCATCATAGATTCTAACTGGCCATACGGAATATTGGCGATCTCCTGCAAAATATGCCATTCTTCCTCTGTATGGAACACCTATAACACCAACATCTGCTTTTGGTAGTGATCCTGATGATATCAGGAATGAAGCTACTGTTTTGTTATTTCCAACATTTATTGTACTTGGAAAATTAGGAATAACACGAAAACGGTTTGCTCTAGTACCGCCCTTAAACCCAGCTTTAAATTGGTTTAATGAGTTATATGATGCCATATTATTGGTTTAGAGTTATATTGAGTGTAAACGAGGTTGTTCCAATCAATGGAGTTACATTTACAAAGATTGTAAGCGTTGCTACATTGTCCGTGTTATTGGTAGAATCGCAAATAACTTGAGTTTTTGTTGTATCCAAATATGTAGTATATTGCAACAAGTAATTAGTTATTTCTCCAGTAACAAGATTTCTTGTTGTTGCGTTGTTCAACTCATAGAGATATTTGACACCGATGTTGGTGATATCTCTCTTCATCTTCGCCTTCATTTGTGCCGGACCAATTCTTTCATCAACTATTGGATTTGATGTTGATGCAGTTGCTCCGACTAAATCGGCACCAAGGAATTTGGTTGTATAATTTAAGAAATAGTTTACACGAGCATCTTTAAGAATATTTTTAAGTTTAGTATCAGCCCAGTTTACTGTGGTTGTTACGTCTCCGTTTAAAATAAAACCTCTAGCCGAACCCGCAATAGTTAAATAAAGTTCATTTCTGGCATTAACGCGTGTAAACATACCAGCAACATCACCACTAAGATTATTAACATAAGTCAATACACCAGAAGTATAAAGAGATGGAAGTGGGAAGTTTGTTACTGTTTTTTGCCCATATACAGAAAATACACGATCAGCGACAGTTGCACCTTCGACAAATGATGTTCCATTAAAAACAAAATTTGCTAAAGTTGTTCCTGCACCATCATTTAGACTGGGGAATACACCTATAGTATATGGTGCTTCATTTTCAAGCCATCTTTGGGCGCCAGAAAAACCTAAACCAGTTGCACCCATAATCAAATCAAAATCTGTATTATATGCAGTTTTCCAATCAGAAAAACCTTGAGTGGTTCCAGCAATAACAAGATTACCACCATATGAAAGATAATCTAATGCATATAAAAATTCTCTTCCGGCACCAGTAACTCCAAGATTACTGGTTCCGTCAGTATTAGTTGTACCATCATAGATAAATAATCCAAAACTATTTCCTGTAGTTGTTGTGGGATTTATCAAAACACCAGTTGCACCCGATATTGTTGATGAACCATTTAATTTGTTTAAATCATTAACAAGTGCTGATGGCGAAGTATAGTACACATATGTATCTGCAGTTGTACCCGCTGCTGGCGATGACTTAATTGCTCTGGCATAAATTAGCCAACCAAATAAATTTCCGGGATTGTTGGATGCTCCGACAGAACTAAAGGTGGGAGCTACATAGGTTAAACCTATCAAATAGCCACAATCCATCTTAAATGCATCAGACGCTGTTTCAGTTCGGAATTGATTAGTGCTAGTAAAAGAACTAAGAGTTGGCATGATTGTCCTTTTTTATCACTAATATTTAGTAATTTTTTATACCTTCTTCCAAACGACATTTCCATCAGAAAATTCATCATCTTCCATAGATTCTTCGCTTAACATGAATAAAGTATTGTCATCTTCTGGCTTTTTGGCTTCTTCATAATTGAATTTTGCGCTTTCAATCAAATCTGCAAAGTATTCTTGTCTCGTCAACCAAGCAAAGAATACCAAAGTCATTACCAGATCGTCATTATGCCCTTCTTCTGCCTTGAATGTATTTGACTTCGAAACAAATGTTACCAATTCAGTCAAAATTCTTTCATCATTTATTAAAATTTTGTCTTCTTCCACTAACCGTTTAAATATAGCACATCCCAATTTTTTAGTCTGGGCAGTTGTTCTTAATCCCATTTCGCTTCTTCCGCCAGCAAATCCTTGAGATAACATCTGCCCCTTACGACCCATTATTTTAGTCATAAGGACATTTTCATATTCCAAATCATTGTAAAGAATAGAAGAAACCTGACCACCTATGTCATTTGTTTCTACCAAGACATATGCATTATTATATCGTTCTCCAACTTTTTTAATTACATTTGGAAAATTAAAAGGACTTACTGCATTATTTCGATATGATGCAACTACCTTATATGGAGCTGAAGTGCCATTTATTACGGTGAATGCTGAATAGTCTGAACCTTGTCCTCTGGAGACATCGGCTTGTAAAAAGTAAATTTCATCTTTTTTAGGAAGTTCAAATATTCTAAGTCCATCAGAATCTTCTTGCAAGAACTCCTCTGGTGCCAGAACGTTTAGTTTTGAGGTAGCAATCAGTGTGTTGGACGATCCCAAGAAACTGCAGCCATATTCCTGTTCGAACTGTTCTGGGCTTGTATTGGCAATCTGTTCTGCTGCCCATACATCGTCTCTTTTTCTTCCACCCGAAGTAATCGGTACATCTCTCCAGCTAACTTCTACAGGAATAAATTTATTCTTTAGTTTATGGCCCTCTGCCCTATTGGCATCAACCCAAAGTTTATGGAAGTGATTCATACCATTAGGAGTAGAAACTATTACAAGCTTGGTGGTGGTACCTGCTGAAATAGTAGGATAGGTTGATGCATAGAATTCTTCTGCTACGTGAGATGGCAAGAAGGCATATTCGTCCAAAAGAAGAAAGTTAAATGAACCACCGCGGATTGCACCGGAAGAGGTAGCATCACATACTACTCTGGAGCCATTTTCCAATTTTAAAGATGTCTTATTCCACTCCACCACACCCTGTTGTAGGAATTGTGGTAAATTTTCATAAGCCAATTGAAGTTTTGAATATAATTCATCTTTGGCTGTCTTTAATCTGTTTGCCAAAATTGCCACGCTTACACTTTGGTTAAATGTAATATAGTGACAGATATAACCAATTACAGAGGTAGACTTACCAGACTGGCGGGGCCACTTGGAAATAACAAATCTATTTTTATGAATATAATCAACAAACTTTTGTTGATAGTCATAAAGTTCAAAGGGCATGATACCTTTGTCAAGAGTCTTTACTTTGATGTATTTGTTGCAAAAGTATACAGGATCATTTGCACATTTAATATATTCGTCTAGTTGTTCTTTTGTATACTGGAGCTCAATGCCCGGTGGTTTGAGTTTTGGATTATTTCTGTAGCCTTGATTATTCTTGTTGAGACTCATTCTTTATTGCCTCTATATCAATCACATTTTTTTCTGTGCTTCTATCTTTATTTAAGAGGTTCTGCAAATCCTTTGTCGAACCAACAAATACAGAATTGTTTGTCTGCTTTATTTCAGTTTTGCTATTTGTAGTCTCTTTAGCCTTTTTATGAACATCAAGCACATTATTATTAAGATCTGCCATTGTTTTTAAAAGAATGGCAACTACTTCAAATGCTCTGGGTGCATCAGATTCAGTAGCAACTTTTAATGCAGCTTCCAAAGCAATATTTCCGCTACCAATCAAATCTTTTAGATTTGATTGTACTAGTGTATAATCTTTTTGAAAATTATTTGCATCATATGTACCGCCCATAATTTCTTTTGTTTTGGAATCTGGGTGCACTGGAACATTAAAAAATTGAGCTAATTGTTTATTCATGAATCAAATCCAAATGCAAGTCCAGCTGTTAGGCCAGAAACAGAAACTGAATCGATAACAGTTCCATTTTGCACCTTTCCAAATATATAACTCTTTGCTACAAAAGTAAATGAAGAAATATTAATACGGCGAGTAGAAAGATCGCCATCATATCTTTCACTGATGCTGTTGGAAACCATCGTTATGGGTATATTGATACCCGGTTTTGCAGGATTCAAATCCATTGTTATCACGTGCTGTGGATTAAAATACGGCATTATTTGTTCAACAATTTGCAATGTATCATCAATATGTCTGGTATAAATGAATAATGTAAACCCTATATTAACTGGAACTTCTTCAGTTATGACCAATGGATTTTCGGCACAATTTGCTGTTGAACGTGAAAGTGAAGGTGTATTCACATTGCGTCTTCGGCTTGGATCCGCTTGTATGTTCGTCATGATATAACTCATACGCGGAAGCTGATTTTCAATTCTTAAACCATCATTGATTGATGATGGTTCTAAAAACCTTCTTATAAATTTTTCTTGAGAAGCATAGGTAATCGGTACACGAATGTTAAGATCGCTACCACCATCAGGATTAGCATGGTCAACAGATATATTGTTGAATAGGGTGCCAAATCCTATCACTATTTTTCTAAGACTTTGGTTGTAAAAATATCCAAACATTTATTACCTTAAGAACTTTCTTCTACTGCAAAAGGATTCTGAGGATCAAACGTATATCCATTGGCTTCTGTCTGTAGAATATCATTTACACCAGCAGTTGTACCGATATTTATGTTAAGTGGTATGATTTGAGAACCAGATAGTCCACGAGTTTGAGAAATAATAGAATCAATTGTTTGATTATTTGTTTCAACCTTTTCATAACTATAGGTGAACAATTCTGCAGTTATCATATAAGAATAAAGCTTTCCAAATGGGTATAATGGATTTTCGTGTTCTACAAAGTTTATTTCAAATAAAGACTTTGAAAGAGGAAAATAAATTAAATCACCTTCTCTTGGTCTTGTTACAGATGGTTGATTTGCAGTTACTTCTTGGGCAAATCTTTTTCTTGCAAAAAGTAAAGTAACTTTGTCTTTGATCTCAATACCAAATTGAGTTATTACATCAGTTCCATCAAATCCTTTATAGTTCATCAAATACATTTCTAGTGTATAAGATTCCGTAAACGATGAACCCGGATCTTCACCAAAAATTTTATCTATTGAAAAATATTCTCTTGGAACATAAATGCAATCCTGTCCCATTGCCTGTATTACTTCTATAGTAATACCTTCGGTGAGGTCTTGCTCACCTTTATTGCTATAATTTGATATGTATGGATTTGTTGCCATTTTAACCTATTAGTGGATCTGGGGGCAGTTCTTGTGTCTTTACGAGCTGTTGTTCTATGGCATTGAGTTCCGCCATGGCTTCTGTCATCATTGCCGGCGCATTTAACTGTGCTCCACCGGGCAAAGGAACTCCTGCAAACTTTAACAAATTTTGAGCCCATTGTTTTTTCAATAGTGCAGTATAATACCTTTTGAAAACTCTATCATTCCAAACTTTATTATATTGGCTGGTATCAATTTGAACATAGGCTTCCACCATCAAATATGCTCCTGCAGGAAGTTTACTGTGTTCGGTATCCAAGAAAAGCCTATCGGTTGTTCTCGTGTATGTAAATGATGTTGGGTAGTTGAACACATCATTAACTAGTTTGATATAACTCATACCTTCCATGTATGCAGCCATTGGTCCTTGTGGGGCACCAGATTGATTAAAATACAATCCGAAGAAATCAAACAATGTCATTTGATACCGTAAATCAAACATATAATCACCAACAATATCGCTTGGTGCATATACTTTTGTAATGGTACGAATATCTGTTGCTAGGGGCCAGTAACCAGTATTGCCATCTTCATCTGTTTTGATCTGCGCACCAAGAGCTGGTCCAAATTGAGTTGTATCAAAATATCTATTAGCCCTATCTGCTTCTGTTATTCTATATGCAAATAAAGCACGTTGATTAAAATCAAAATGTCTTTCATACATATATTCCAGTGCTTCGTCAAGACGATCTTCAGCTTGAGTGGGATCTATGTTTACCTGAATAACAGGAGCACCAAGGGATCTATAGCAATAGTCTATAAAATTTTGACGGGTTGTAATGGCCATGAAAATATTTATGTATTTTTCATAATGTTATTCAGTTTTTCAAATAAACGCTGATTCTCTTCACTATTATTTACGGTTAACTGTATCAATTGAACGGATGATGGATCCAAATTTTCAATAGAATGTTTTCTATTTCCATCTTCTTTATCATAGAAACTTGGATCATAATTACTAAATCCTGGCATTTTTAATGGACAATCAATTTTAGGATAATCTAGTTTGCAATATTCGCCTGGATTTCTTATTAGCCATGTATGCTTATGATCCCCACAGCCACATTTTCCACAATAATAGTGATTAGAGTCTTTGCTTTTCTTTAAGAATTTACAAGGTGGTATAGTACCATTTCCATAACAAGAAATGTATCTTAGTTGTTTTGTTGGGAGATCGGTTTTATAGTTGTTAAATCCACGCGAGGCAATCGCCATGGCAAACGAAACAATCTTTTTTAACATTATGGAGCCTCATATATAATCACCATTCCGGCTGGTATAACACTTCTTTCCAAGAAAGCTTTATGGTTATCTGAAACATTTGCAATAATTTTTATTACTGTATTGCTAAAACTTATTACCTGAGTTGTTTCGTAGTCGTATCCCATAAGGGTAGTCAACACATAATGAATTCCATGTGGGGTTCCCTTTTTTCCAAAGTATTGATAATCCACTTGTATCGAAAATTTTGGAATATTTGGAAGAATGTCTGCCAATTCATCAGATGAGAAATCTTCTCCGGGGAAATATAATTCGGCCAATCCCTGTAACAATTCAGTTGGCATGAATACTGGACTTCTCAATATTTCCCATGGAATGTATGCACCATATCCATATTTCATGCTGTACAGCCAACGAAGATATTGTTTGACAATAGGAACAATTGTCACATTAGAGGTATTGCTTTGATACTCTTGAATTATCCATTCTGGAAATAATGATTCAACTGTTAGATTATCGCCAATAAATTTATTTTTTCCAACATTATAAACTTCGGATCCATATTGCTGTAGTGCTTTTTTAAAAAGCAAATCTACTTTTTGAGCAACGCTTACTGGTAATCTGTTAAAGAACAGAGGAATCATAGTCCGTATACCACCTGAATTCCAGCTATGACTTTGGCTTCTAGGTATTCCATTAGAGCTGCTTGGCTTCCAGTAGAAAGATCAGTAACATAAACATTGACAGATCCGGGAATGTCACCATTTCTTACATATACCATATCTGGATCAGATGTTCCGGAGATACCAGAACCAACTATAGCATTAGTAAAATCTTTGAGAGTTACACACCGGTCATAGTTTAATTCAAATAATAGTTTTGCTTTTGCAGTATCGAGCGATATGGTATTATAACCACCACCGGGAGTGCCAATAAGATCAAAATTATTATTTGGGTCAGCCAATACAGCATTATTTCCACTTGTTCCATTGGCAGTTACTGCACGAACTATAACAGATTTAGAAGTAGGAACGGTATTTGCATTTGCAAAATTATTAGTAACTAGATAGCCATTGGCAGAATTTGTAACAGTAAAATAATTGTTGTCTGCATTGGTAGTCATATTACCTTTACTGACTCGCGTCCATTTTACTTTTTCAGCTTTATTTAAAGAATCTGGAATAACATAAAAAGAGATGGTATCTGGGTCAATGTTATATGGTAAAAGTATTGACTGGCTCGTGAAGTCATAATTGCTAAATGTTTGCACATTTGATCCAGCATATAGATATATTTCCTCTGCATTTGTCAAACCCCCAAACGGTGTTCCATTTATAACAAAGAAATTTACATTACTTCCATCTGTCGCTGTAGCGGCATAAGATTGATAATCTTCAAGATATGCACGAGTAGAGACCTTTACGGCTGCGGATTTTACAAGCGGAACAACAATTGAATGATTTGAAGCAATCGATATTACAGATTCTAATAACGTTGCTGTTGATAAAAATGATTCGGTAAATCCAAATTGTGAATATACACCATTATATGCTGTGGCGGTTGATAGGATATTAATTAAAAGATTGGCAGTGCTAGCTTGGTTTCTAAAATCAATGTCGGTCAAACCGGGCTGTATTTCTAAAAAAGAAATCAATGAATTTTTGATATCTTCAAAATCCAAAGAGGCTACATTTAAAGTTTTTAAATTATATGTCATGATAATGGTATCTCTATCTGGCAGGATGATTTATTTTGACTAGTCAAAGATATTTCTGTAGAAAATTGAATATCAAAGATTATTACTGTATCTGAATAATAATTCACAGTAACAGATACATCAAATATTTTTCTTATTGAAGATTTGATTACTGATCGTAAAGTACTGGTAATAATTTGTCTATTGACGGCAACATCATAAGTATAATCTTTAATATTTGCTCCAAAACTCATGTTTGAAACATTTTCACCTTTATTTGTTTTCAATACATTTTCAATTTGTTGAACTATAGAATTAGTACCACTTACAAATGCCAAATCTTTTTTGGAATTAGCAGTTGATACTTTTTCTAATAATATTGAAAAATCTTTGGTTCTCATTCTAATTTATTTATACATTATGACCAGATCTGCCCATCATTTGGGGTGAATGGATCATTAAAGTCACCTGGATTATTGGGTATGTCTAGTTCTGAATTCCATGGAGGAATTGTATTTTGTGTACCACTTCCACTTGTAGAATTTACTGCAGCCGAAGTTGCTGGTAAAATATCTGATATTGTCAAAATCGTTTCGTGGGTTCCAGAATTGGTAAATACATGTTTTACACCAAGAACCCAATAAATACCATTTAGTACAGATCCACCAGCATAATATGGATAACCGCTTATATTGTTGGCTAATATTTCTACAAAATATCCAACTTTTATTGAGTAGTCTCCTGCTATGTTTATTGTTAGTTTTTTTGCATATTTTAAAGCATCTAAAAACTCTTTACGTTTAACGGGAGTTGCCTTTGGTGTATTCCAAAAGGTTGCCACATTTAATCTATGTTTTAGATATGCTTCAAATTTTGAACCTAATTCCGGGCAGCTACAGTTATAGGGAGCTTCTGGTATCCCCCACAGACAACCAAAAAAATCAGAACCAAGGTTAGCATTATTTTTTATTTCTTGACATTCATTTGATGCTGTTCCTAGGTATATGTCTAATGGGTATGTAAGACCTTCTGGTCCATAAGTCACACCAGGAAATGACCAGAGTGAAGTAGAACCAGTAACACCTACAGCAGTAGCAATAGATAATATTCCGGGAAATTTAGAAAAACATTCTTCCAATGAGTTTGGAGTTGACGTAACACCTTGCACTATTTGTGCATTGGCACATACATATTCATCTCTTGCACCAAAATTTCCAATTGGTACATTTAAAACATTTGTTCCAAGAGTTACAGTTTTTCCACGTTTTGGCATTAGCAGCTCCCATCCACTACGTTTTCGGCACTAAAATAATACAACATTTTTCCTTTTAATTCGGGTGGTACGGCTATACCACCTTCAACAGCAAGTCTTTCTGCGGTAATTTTATACATTTTTACAATGTGTGCAATAGTATTTCCAGCAGGAGTCGGTGTTGATGTATTGCATCCAATTGGTCTATACTTAAACCCTGAACCCAATCCAGTGCTAACCCAACCCGGTGGATAATAATCTGGATCACCAAGACCAGCAGTACGTTCATTTAAATTGATTGCCCACGAATCATTTGCACCCGTGCCAGTTGCCATATTTGTTGGATCAGATTCCCACAATTCCATTGCTGTCCAATAAGTGCTACCAGCGCCATTTGTGAATTTCAGTCCTTCCCACTTATAACGCCATTTGAGTCCATCACCGCCAATTATTGGTATTGAAGTATATGGGTCTGGTTCATACCGAATCAAATTGGCAAAGAATGATTCTTCACCATCTCCCATACAACATAGAGAATACAATACAAAGTTTTCTCTTTCTATTTGTCGTCTTATTTCCAAATTTTCAGGAACATAGGTATTTCCTTTATATAGTTTGGTCAAATTTGTGTGAATAATATTATAGATAAAATTATTTGGATCAGATGCCACTGGTGGATTTGGATAATTAGGATGTATTTCCGTAATATCAAACAAATTTTTCCACATATCGATATTGTCAGAATGAGAAAAATATCCAGTATCGCCCATGTAGTTTACAACAGAATATGATTTTGCAAACCCAAATTCACCAGATCCATATGTCGGGGGAGCATTTTCATTTGTTGTATTATGATCCGAAACCCATCCCCAGTCTTTTTCATATAGCATTTCATCAGCGCCAGATGTGACGCCATTGACCTGTCCGCTAGAGGCTATAACTTCAATATTATACTTTTCTCCATCATCTTGAAAATGATAAGTTAATGCTTTAGTAGTATAGTTTTGTTTGTCGCTTAAATATTCTTGAGGAACACTATCTAAAAACTTTGGAGTTTTTCTAACATAGAAATAATTTTTAGAAACCCATTGATTTGTAGGATCGGTTCTTAGATTGTATATCTTTTTATATACATTTCCATTTGTAGATTGTTGTGAGGGAACATCAGAATTATAAACACTATATCTATAATTATTGGTGTTGTATTTGACTAAAGTGTTTGCGTCTTTACTTTTATCTTCGTAGAAATATTTGAAATTTACATAATCACCAAACTCTGTCCAAAATAAAAATCTAGGTTCTCTGCCATTTGTTGTGGCCAAAGATCCTACGGCCAAACTTGAAATATAATTTAAATACTGAAATGCATTATCTGTAGCAGTATATGTTAGATTGTTGTTTCCCGGACTTAACATCTTCAAACAAAAGTAATTACTTGGATAAGATATATCTCTCTGAAATGTCTCGTTTTCATTAGAAAAACCTAATCTATTTGAAACATTTTTATCAAAATAAGTTAAAATATTTTGTAAAGAATCTACTCTATCTTCAAGTTTTCCAGTTGTAGTCAATAAATCTGAAGCTGATGTTTGTTGAGAAAGTTTATAAAAACTATTAGTAATATTAATAGATACAAAGTTTTCTTCAGTTTCTGAAGCCGCATTGTTAACATATGTTGTACTAGTAATAGAAAGTCTTACCATCGTACCATCAGTCATGTACATGAAAATCGAATCAATATTATTAGCTTTAATAAAAGTAGCAATGTCTTTGGTATCACGAACAACTACGGCACCAACTGGAAATATTTCAAATGCACTTTCTTCAAGTTCTAATCTTTGAAATTGGCATTCGCTATTTCTATTTAAAATATCAAAAGCAAATTGTGAATTATAAGAACTTGTAAAAACAAGCGCAGTTAATGATGAGTCAAATGGATTTGATTTATAATTTAAAGCCATATCATGTATATTTAATCGTAATTAAACGACTAGTCACTTTGGACAATTCACTTGGATTAAATATATTCACCTTTCTATTTGCATACTGTGCTACTTCTTGGGTTGTCTGTTCTGCCGTTTGAGAGCTTGCAGGAGTATAAACATTCGGAACATCTGCTAGCAACATGTTTTGAAATAACAAAGATCCAAATGGACCAGAATCATCAATTGCTTCAACTGTATCTATATACGAATATATATCGCTAGCCGCAATTGCTGTTTCCGTAGAAGATTGAAATGTTGTTGGTGATTGAAAATCTACGTATTGAACATCAAAACTTGGATCATCTATAATTGGAACACCATTTGTTGGTGTTGGTTTCAACGTTACTCTTTTTGTATATGAATCTTGATCTTCTACAATATAAATATTTCCATCTAAAGAAAAATTACCAATATAATTAAAATCAAATGGATTGCCACCAGTTGCTGAATATGGTAATACTAAACTGCCAGCACTCATATAATAACCAGTGGGCCCTGCCTGGTTTCCAATCTTTGCTGTTGATTTGTATTGGTTGTTTTGAATAAAATCAGTATAGTTATCAACAAACAAGAAAAATGGATTTATAGTTTGATTGGCTAAAAGAATTAACCAAAAAGAATTTGGATCTTCATATAGACTGGATGCAGCTTCTACCAATGTGGTTTTGCTATCAAATTCAAATTGTCTTTTGCTAACTAAATCAAAGTTAAACTTATAGTAACTAAAATAATCACTAATAGAAAAAGATCCAAGTGTAGTTTCAAAAGTTCGTTTTGGAAGTTTATCAAAGTATTTCATTATCCAGAGTATCCAAAATAATAATCTGAAATTTCAGATTTAGACCAAGTAGCATTTGCATCTGGAACATATGTACCAGTTTCAAATTCAACAAAATTAAGACCAAGCATTACAGCAGATGAACGATAGTCTTTAAGATACCGCAATACTGGATCACCATAGTCTGCATGTTTTACGACAATACCACTCAAAACACATGGAAGAGGTTCACCAAACCAATCGGCAGTTCTATTTGGATTTATATCTCCACCATTCATGACGGAAATATTCCATAGTCTTTGTGGATAAGATCTTTCGGGCAAGCCTGTAGCAACTACTGGATAAGATCCTTTTCTAAACGTTCCAACAATATCAGCAACGACATTTGACTCGTCTGGTGATTTTGGAACAAACAAATATTCAAAGTAATAACTTTTTCTAGCCTCTGAAACCATGGTAAGTTCGGTAATGTTACTAAACCGTCTATAGGTATCAGTTGCATATTGCCTTTCAGCAAAGAATGCTACTGGCTGCATTACTCTTGAATATAAAGTTCCAAAGTTATCTAAGCCACCGCTATTGGCTGCACCTGCCATAGAAATTACGGGCCCAACAGGATTTTGACCTTCACCAAACTGGTGAATGATACTATACCCCGGTTCTTTTGGCATAGGAAGCACTATGGTAGAGTCAGATCTAGTTACGATGGAATCTCTGGTTCTTTCATAATTTTTCAAAGAATAGGTTGCAACATCAAATCTGAGTTGCAAAGGCACTTCAGCACCAGAGGGGCTACCTGCAATTGGGTATATATATGTTGATGCCATACTACAATATTTAGCAATATCATAAATATTTAAAATGGCGTACAGAACACAGTTTTTTCCAAAAAACAAAGAGAAATACATAGGCGACTGTGAAAAAAT